GTAGATCCTTTTTTCCCCGAATCGGTCGAAAGTACCCCAGACCAGTCCAAATCGGACACGGAAGATATACAGAGATCCTCAGAAGTTATAGAGCTCAAAACTAGTCAGAAGGGGGCGGTAGTAGGGAGCCCTACGCCGCGAGTATTTACGCCACTCCAGGAGGGCGATTTAGAGCGCGCGCACAATACAATCGCTTTCGCGGAGCGAATCGGTATCGACCTTATGCCCTGGCAGAAAAACGTAATAGGCGAAATGCTAAAAACCCGAGAGGACGACTGGATCTATCGCAGCTTCTCTCTCGTGGCAGGACGTCAGTCGGGAAAGACCTATTTGTCCGCTTTGAGGATATTGGCCGGTATTTACCTATTCGGGGAAAAGGACATCCTTATGATGGCCGTCAATCGAAAACTCTCACTTCTCACCTTTAGGCAGATTGACTGGTACGTCCAACACGTGCCGGAGCTGAAAACCGAGTGGGTCAATACTTACACTACTAACGGCGCCGAAAGAATGGTCTTTAAGAATGGCGCTCAGATTTCTGTAGTCGCGGCCACGCCTAACGGCTCCAGAGGATTTTCCGCCGACCTCTTATTCGTCGATGAATTGCGGGCGATCGACCAGGATACTTTCGACGCGGCGATTTATACGACCAACGCTCGAAAAGCTCAGATCCTCACGGTATCCAACGCCGGAAGTAAAGAGTCGATAGTCCTCAACGATTTACGCGAAAGAGCTCTGGCTAATACGGCCAGCTCTCTCGGGTGGTTTGAGTGGAGCGCCCACCCTTCGCGAGACATCATGGACGTCGAAGGCTGGGTCGAATCTTGCCCGGCTCTGGGTCATTACTTGAGCTTTTCCACCCTGGAGCACTTGGCGAAAACTAATGATCCGATGGCTTTCCGGTGTGAAGTCCTCGGCCAATGGTTAGACAATACGGCCAGTCCCTTCGAGCCAGGATCCTTCGAGGCGTGCGTGGATACTTCTATCGCGCTGGTCGAAGGTGGGGATCTCTATTTCGCCTTTGATAAATCTCACACCCAGAAACACGCCGTCCTCGTTGCCGGTCAGAAAATGGGCGACGTCGTGAATCTTCACGTCCTCCAAGTCTGGAATTCTTCGCACCCTATCGACGAGGTACAACTGGCCAGCGATATAAACGTCCACGTGAAAAAGTGGCGGCCGCGGGTGGTTATGTATGACCGATTTATGACGCAAAACACCGCTACTTACTTATCCGCTTCCGGCGTTGCTCTCCAGGAGTGCTCGGGTCAGAGCCAAGTAGAGGCGTCCCACCGCTTTGCGCAAATGCTGACCTCTCGATCCATTCGACACAAAAACGACCGAGAATTAAATCAAGCGGTCGCGTCATGCGCGAGCAAAATAACCCCGCATGGGTGGCGATTGGTACGTCGTAGATCTTCCGGTGAAATCTGTGCGGCTATTGCGGCGGCGATGGTTTCCTGGCAAGCCGGGCAACCTCAGAGCGTCCCGATTCTCATAGTCAATTAGACACGCCGGGCGAGTGCCGCTTTTATCCGATTTATCGTGTAAATTACACGCGTGGGATTATTTAGCGCGCTTAGGCTAGTCCCCGATTTGCCGTCTCCGGATATTTCCGCGCAATACGCGCCGCCGGTAATGACGACTCCCGAAATTACCAGTTTCAGCTATTACGGAATGACGTCGGCTTTCGTTACACGCTACGAAGCTCTCCAGGTGCCAAGTATTAAAAAAGCCAGAGATTTAATCTGTGGAATTATTGGGACTACACCTTTCCATCTTTATAAAAAATCAACTGGAGAAGAATTAGGATCTCCGCTCTGGCTTGAGCAACCAGACCGCAATCAACCGCGCCAGGTTACGATGGCCTTCACCGCGGATTCGCTTTTCTTCTACGGAATCGCTTACTGGCAGGTAGTGGAGCAATATAACGACGGGACGGGCAGACCATCACGCTTCGCGTGGGTAGCGAATGAAAGAGTTACGCCTCGTTATAATCAAAATAACACGCTAGTAATTGGTTACAGCGTGGACGGTAACGTCGTACCGAATGACGGACTCGGAAGTTTAATCACTTTTCAGTCGCTTAATGATGGAATCCTCAACGTAGGATCTCGTACTATTCGAGCAAGTCTAGACGCACAATACGCCGCAAGTATTGCCGCTAAGACTCCAATGGCTTCCGGCTTTATTAAAAACTCTGGAGCGGATTTACCAGAAGATCAAATAACTGGAATTCTCCAACGGTGGAAGGCTTCACGCTTACAGAATTCTATTGGTTACTTAAATAGCGCACTTGATTTTAAGACGACAAGCTTTAGTCCGAAAGAAATGGGCTATAACGATATGCTTCAATTTCTTTCGACCGAAATCGCGCGAATGTGTAATATCCCGGCGTATATGTTAAGCGCCGATATGAATAACTCTCTTACTTATGCGAATGTTATCGACGAGCGCCGACAATTCGTGGACATGAGCCTTCGCCCGTATATCGAAGCTATCGAGGGCAGATTATCTATGAATGATATTACGAGCTCGCAAAATTTCGTGCGCGCTGGGCTAGATGATGGATTCCTACGCTCAGACGCTCTAACACGACTCCAAGTAACCGAGAAGCTTCTGAGCTTAGGACTAATTACCGTAGAGCAAGCGAGAGAGATGGAGGACTTGAGCCCTAATGGATCCGAAACTTCTGACCTTTAGTGGAGCAATCGAAGCGAGTGATTCTACTCGTCGAGTAATTGCCGGAAAGATTGTCCCGTTTAATGAGGTGGGAAATACCTCCGTCGGAAAAGTTATTTTCGAGCGCGGAAGTATCTCAATACCTAACGAGCGTTTTAAGCTCCTACTTGAGCACGATCCTAAATCTCCCATAGGACGCGCTATTAACGTCCAGGAAAATGATATGGGGATTTACGCTCAATTTAAGGTAGCGGAAACTTCTCGAGGAAATGACGCACTCGTAGAAGCGTCTCAAGAGCTACGCGACGGTTTATCCGTCGGTGTATTGCTCAATAAATCAGAGGAGCGAAACGGCGTAATTTACGTTAAATCGGCTACTCTCCAAGAGGTGTCCCTAGTCCATACTCCGGCTTTTTCGTCGGCAGAAGTGGCTACGGTCGCGGCGAGCGAAGGCGAGCCGGAAGTAACAGAAGAAAACCCAACCCAACCAATCGAAAGTGAGGCCGTCGTGGAAAACCCCGACACTCCAGCCGTCGAGGTAGAAACCGAAAAGGTAGAAGCCTCACGTCCGCGCGTAACAGTTACACACATGGAAGTAAGATCTCCAATTAAAACTAAGGCTCAATATCTCGAGCACACCATTAAAGCAAGTCTCGGTAATGACGACTCTCGCGATTATGTAAAAGCGGCAGACGCTCACGCTCAACGTCTCATGACGGCAGCCGATGACTCGTTTTCTACAAATCCAGCATTTTCACCCGTACAATATATTTCGACGGTAGTCGATACTCTTATTGGATCACGTCCAACAATCGACGCACTCGGTGGAGCGAAGGCTCTGGCGGCTTCGGGAATGACGGTTTCCATTCCGAAAATTACAACTTCTGGCACCGTGGCAGAAACCGCAGAAGGTGGAGCACCATCAGAGACCGGGATTGTCTCCAGTTATGTATCGGCGTCAGTGAAGAAATATGCGGGCTTGCAACGCTACAGTGTTGAAATTCTTGAGCGCGCCACGCCGGATTTCTTCTCTGCCATGTTAGAAAACATGACCCGGGCGTATTCTCGCGCAACTAACGCAGCGGTAATTGCTGAAATCGTAAGCGGTGGTACTCAAGCGGCAACGACCGCAGCGTCAAGCGCAGGAATCATCTCTTACGTTTCGACGGAAGTACCAGCGGCATATCAAGCAGCGGGAGAATTGCCTACCGTTTATATTGGTGGAATGTCTCAATGGTCGCTTCTCATGGGCGCCGTTGATACAACTGGACGACCAATTTATAACGCAGGATCTCCAACTAACTCCGGCGGAAATGTAAATCCATCACTTCGCGGAAATGTCCTCGGACTTGATTTCTGGGCGGATTCACAAATGGTCGCGACCACTATCGACGACTCAGCGTTTATCTGTGTCCCAAGCTCTATCTATATCGCAGAGAGCCCAGTCCTTCGACTATCTACTAACGTCCCAACTTCCGGTGAAATTGAGACGATGATTTATGGTTACATGGCAACGAAGACCCTGGTCTCCGGTGGTCTCCGTCGCTTTAATTTGACCTAAATCACCACAAATCGGACATACCGATAAACTAGACCCCTGATCCCCTGGCCTAGTCCCCAGGGGGTCAGGCCTCAACAGTAAGGAGCTCGTAAATGGCCGCTACATACATCACCATGAGCGAGCTCCGCACTCTTTTAGGAATCGGAAGTCTTTACTCGGACGCTACAGTCGAGGAGTGCGCACAGGCCGCCGAAGATTACGTAAAATCTTTTCTCTGGTTTAACACCGCGCCCGTAATAGGTCAGAAGTTAGTCTCTAACGTCGCCACTCTTTACACTCCTACGCCTCACACTTTCGTAAAAGGCGACACGGTAGTAATTACAAAATTAGGCGCCCATTACAACGGATCGAAAACAATTACCGCCGTTGGTTATAACTGGATCCAATATACGACTACCGGCAACAATAACGACGAGCCATATCACACCGTCGCACCTTATGGACTTATTACCGGAGCTTTTCACGCCACCGACTACGCTACCGTCCCGGCCGTGCGCGAGGCTACGGCCACGGTAGCCGTTACTATATGGCAGAGCCGGCAAGCGCCCGGGGCTTCCGTCGCCACGATAGACGGCTTCGTCGGCTCTCCTTATCAGCTCGGAAATACACTCCTCGCCAAGATCCGCGGTTTAATTGCCCCGTATCTTGCGCCCGCGGGAATGATTAACTAATGACTAGCCCTATTACCACTTTACGCGCTTCTCTCGCGACCGATCTAACTAATGCGGGAGTCTGGGACGTCTATTCTTACCCGCCCATGATTCCCACCGCTAACTCGATTTCCATTATGCCCGACGAGCCGTATATCACCGTCCAATCAAATCAGAAAGTCGCTATCGCGCCTATTGCGCGTTTTAAGTTAATTCTACTTATTCCGCTTTTAGATAATCAGGGCAACCTCAACACTATGGAAGATTTTATTGTGGCACTAATGGCGAAACTTAACGCCTCGACTAAGACGATACACGTCGGTAATTTTTCGGCTCCGGGAATAATCGAAACTCCGGCCGGAAACCTGCTCCAAGTGGAGCTCCCCATCGAAATAATAACGAGCTGGAGTTAAAACTATGGCAAGCTATAAAGTAAAAACAGATAACGAAATCGCGGGCGTCGGCCAGGGTGGAATCATCTCGGACGTAGCTCTCGTAGGCTGGGATATTGACGGCCTTATTAAGACCGGCGTACTTGAGGAAGTGGCGCCGTCCTCAGCTACTAAGGTAAAGGAGCAATAAATGGCTACAGTCTATTTCGCACAAAATACCTACTTCAAGTTAGGTACTTACGACATGAGCTCGATTGTCCAATCGGCTTCGCTCAATATCAACTACGACCAGCTCGAAATCACGGCGGCCGGAGATAGCGCGCACAAGTACTTAAAAGGACTCGCAAGCCATCAACTAACAGCGACCCTGTATCTGACCCAGGACGCGATTGCCGCTGGCTCAAGCCGTGCGGTACTTGATAGCCTCAAGGGTACGAGCGCAGCGTTTGAGATTGCTCCGAATGGGTCTACAGCTTCGACCACGAATCCGAAGTATTCCGGCTCGGTTTTCGTTAATGGCTACACCCCAGTAAATAACGCAATCGGTGAGGTCGCTATGGTCGATTTAACTCTGGATCTCACTACCGACGTAACTATCGCCACTTCATAAGAGACGAGAAAAGAGGGCTAGAAAATGGCAAAACTAAAAGTAACTCGAAATACCGGAGTAGTGGAGGAGTACGAAATTACTCCGGCTATCGAGGTCTCCTTTGAGGCTTACGCTAAAAAGGGAATCCTTAAAGCGTTAGTAGAGGATCAGAAACAGACCGACGTCTATTATCTATGCTGGGAAGCAATTAGACGCAGCGGTCAAACTGTCCCACCTTTCGGAGAGCAATTTCTGGAGACGCTTAGGGGTGTAGAAGTCTTAGAAAGCGACCCTTTAGCTGGGTAGGCGATCACGGGACTTTAACGTACCAGATAGCGGCGGTCGCCGTTGAGACGGGGATAAGTCCCAACGACCTCGCCGCTACTACCCCAGAGATATTCGCGGCAATAGTAAAAGTATTAAACGAAAGATCGGAGGCCATGAAAAATGCCAGGCGCCGTAGTCGCTCGCGTTGAGGGTCTCCAGGAAACCGTTACTTACTTAAAACGCTTTGAGCCCGAATTACTTAAAGGAATGAATAAAGAGCTTTACGTAGTAATGAAAGATCTCGTAAAGATTGGCCGCTCACTCGCTCCGACCAGCTCGCCTATGAGCGGGTGGGCTAAGCCGTCTCCACTCGAGGCCGAATGGGGTACGCGACTACTTTTTCAACCGGGCAAGGTAAAGACCGGAATCCGCTCCAAAATTGGCTGGGTACGACGTAAGGACGTCAATACCACCGAGAGAGCCTATTTCCTCATTAACGCGAATCCTGCCGGCGCTATCTACGAAACCGCTGGTCGAAAAGTCCAGAGCCGCACCCCGCAAGGTCGTCAATTCGTGCGAAATATCGAATCCCAGTCCGGAATTGTCGTACGCGGAAAGCAAGGCCGCATAGCGTGGAAAGCGGTCTACGATAATCGCGAAAATGTCGCTCGGGCTATGAAAGTCGTCGTCGATAGGTATATCGACATCATCAACCAGAAACTAGCCGCATGATAAAAGTCCCCGTAATTTTCTCCGTCAATGGTAAAGGACTTAAAGCCGCCGAAAAAGGCGTGGGCGCTATTGGTAAAGCGTTTAAGAAAACCGGCCTCGCCAGTAAGGTAAGCCTAGCAGCGGCGGTGGCGGGAGTTACCCTTCTCTCGAAGAAATCACTTGCCGCCGCTATGGCCGAGGAAAAGGCTAACAAGGCGCTCCAACAAACCCTTAACAATATCGGCAAGTCTCGAGCCGCTGAGGGTGTTATTAAATTTACCGACTCTCTCCAGAGAGCTTCGGGAGTATCCGAGGATATTCTTAAACCGAATCTTCAGAAATTACTCACTACCACCGAGGACGTAGCCGCGTCCCAGGAGCTTCTCAAGCGCGCGCTCGACATATCGGCCGGTAGCGGTAAATCTCTCGATAGCGTGGTCTCAGCACTTAATCGAGCATATTCAGGAAACTTTAAGGCACTTGGAAAACTTAACGTAGGCCTCGACCAGACTCTCCTAGCTTCTGGGGATCTCGACGCCATTATGGCCGACCTCCAGAGAAAATTCGGTGGGCAGACTCAAGCCGCGGCCGAAACCCTTGCGGGCAAAATGGACAAGCTGAAAATAGTAGCCGGAGAAGCGGCCGAGAATTTCGGCGGAAAACTTATCGTCGCCTTTGAGCAATTCTCCACGAAGGGCGCCGGGGCTCTCGACGATATTGGCAAGAATATCGAGACTTTCTCCACCCGTGCCGGTAATGCCGTTATCGGATTAGGCGCGCTCATTAACGACGTAAAAATCGGTTTCCAAATGCTCAACGAAGCAACCGGAGGATTCCTCGGTAAAGCCGCGGGCGCACTCCTGGCACCGCTGAAATACCTCGAGGAGCGCGGTAAAGCGACCCAAAAAGCCCTGGAAATGGGTAAGGGCTTAGCAGCTCAAAAAGAGGAAAATAAATCCCTCGTAATGAATAAACAAAAAATCGCGGCCGAAGGGCAATATCAGAAAGCGCTCAAGAAAACCGATCCTCTCGCTAAGGCTAACGCAAAAGCCGAAGCGGCAGCGGCGGCAGCGGCTAAGAAAAAAGCTCAGAAGGAAAAGGAAGCCGCGGCAGCTAAAAAACTCGCTCTTATTTTCGATATGGATAATATCCAAATCGAGGCAGCACTCAAGGGAAAACTAACCGACGAAGAAAAAGCTCGCCTCGTTGCCCTGAAGGCGATAAAAACCGATAGCCAAAATGACGACGTTAAAGCTCTCGAGGATCTTATGGCTAAACGAAAGGCGGCACTAGCCGAATTCGAGAGCGATAAAATGAAAGAGGTCGCGGCAAGTGCGAAGGCCGTGGCGGAGCAGATTGCCCAACAGATCGCCTATCAAAACTGGCTCCGTAATAATCCCAATAAAATTTATACGACTTACGTAGATTCCGGCGGCCGTAGTATCACTACGCCTAAGGATTTCGGTATTCCTCCGGGGACTAACGCGAGCTCCACTCCACCGCCTACCAATGCCTCCAATATCGTCGGCACCCCACGATCCACGGCCGACGTAGTAGCCAGCGGCGACGTTTATAATATAAGCGTCTCAGGAATTATCGGCAACGAGCAGCAGATTCAGGATTACCTCTATCGAGCTATCCAACAGGGGCAACGTAACGGCTACACCATAGCCCCGGCAGGATTTATCTAATGCCCGCTCCTACGCTTAAGTGCGAGATAAATTTCAGCTCTGGAGCCTCCTTCGGTCAGACTATGGTCTTAGGAGAGGGAAAGCTGGGGACGAATGTCCTGGGAGACGCGGCGGCTTTAATTGTGGACGTTAGCGATATGGTCGTCTCTGCCAATATCACTCGAGGGCGTAATCCCCTTACCGACGTATTTCAGACCGGCACGGCGACTATTACGCTGGCAGATACAGCGGGCGACTTTAACCCCCAGAATTTATCGAGCCCCTATTCGGGCTACCTTTTACCCTTGCGTAAGGTAGTTATTAAAGCTCTCGACAATAATACCGGGATTACCTATTCATGTTTCGCCGGGTATATCACCGGATACAATTACCAACAGAGCCAATACGTCGGGCAAGTCTCGACCACTACTTTAACGTGCGTGGACGCCTTTCAGCTTCTCAACCTTGCCACGGTTACGACCGTATCTGGGGCAACTAATCCCCAGCTCAGCGGCGCTCGTATTAACGCTATCCTCGACTCAATAGCATGGCCTACGGGCATGAGGGACATAGACGCGGGTCTAACTCAGTTGAGCTCGGATCCTGGCACGGCGCGGACTGGCCTTAATGCCCTCCAGACGTGCGCGACGAGTGAGTATGGCGCTCTCTATTGCGACCGAGATGGAAATATCGTTTTCCAGGATCGGACAGTATTAGCCTCCAGCGTCGCAGGTACGACCACCGATTTCGTCGATACTGGTGTAGGGATTCGATATTCTAACGCCCAATTTATCCTCAATGACGCCCAGATATTTAATCAAGCTAACGTAACGGCCACGGGATTAGCGACGGCTACTTATAAAGACCAGACTTCGGTTGATACCTATTTCCTCCATTCCTACGACGTAAACAACCTCCTTATGAATACCTACGCCGAGGCCGACAATTACGCCCGGGCTTACGTGGCCTCCCGTAAGGACACTACGATTCGTTGCGACGCCGTAACCCTGGATCTCTATTCCGACAATTACGCCGCCGGAGTCCTGGCGGCTTTGAGCCTCGATTACTATAACCCGATTACCGTAACCCAAACTCAACCCGGAAGCTCGACGATTACGAAGCGGCTCCAGATTTTCGGAGTTTCCCACTCAATCTCCTATCAGAGCTGGAAAACTACTTTTACGACTCTCGAGCCTCAGATAGACGCGTTTTTACTTAACGATCCAATTTTCGGCGTCCTCGATGATGACGTGTTATGCTACTAATGGAGGCAAGTAATGGCTAAACAGACTTTTACCACGGGATCGGTACTTACCGCCGCCCAGATGAATACGCTCCAGGCGAATGATTATAACTGGACGGTAAGCCAGAAAACCGCCTCTTACGTGCTCGTAGCCGCCGACGCTGGTACTCGAATCGAGATGAATAGCGGATCCTCTACGACGATTACCGTAAATACAGGGTTATTCGCCGCGGGAGATACCCTTTTTATTCAGAATATCGGAGCGGGTAGTTGCGTTATTACCGCTGGCACCGCAACGGTACAAAAAGCGGCGACGGCTTCTCTAACACTTTCACAATATCAAGGCGGCTATCTTTACTTTGTTAGCGCCTCCAATGCCGTATTTTTCGCCGATGCGGGATTCACTTCACCGCTCACCACTAAAGGCGATCTCTTTACTTGGGATACCGGAAACGCTCGTTTAGCCGTTGGTACAAATGGACAGGTATTAACGGCAGATAGCACGGCGGCAACAGGTCTTAAATGGGCGACGGCCGGCACGGCTTTAGTTGGTTGCCAGGCATATAATTCGACTTCTCAATCCATCAGCAATTCTACGGACACGGCGGTAACTTTTAATAGTGAAAACTTTGATACCGATGGATTTCACTCCACCGTATCCAATACGGATCGTATGACGATTCCGAGTGGTAAAGCGGGAAAATATCTTATTATCGGTTATGCAAGTTGGACAAATAATGCAACTGGTTATCGTCAGGCTCAATTATTAAAAAACGGTAGTCAATTATTTTCGGGTTATTTCGATATTGCTTCATCTGGATCAACTGTAGCCACCGCAAATAATCCCGTTATGGTTGCAGATTTAGCGGTAGGCGACTATATAACAATGCAAGTGAATCAAAGCTCCGGTGGCGCTCTAAATATTGGAGCATTTGGCTCAAATAAATCTTCGCTAACCGTTATTTTATTGGGGGCATAATGCAATTCATTAAACCAAATCCTTTTAATGGTGAGACTTTTATAAAGGATTTACAAAAAAACAATATTTCCATTATTCGTTTTTACGATAATGGAGAAAATCAACTGATTATTGAAGGTGCCGAAAAAGATACGACTAAAATAGAAAATTTACTTGAAACACACGATGGATCTGATTCTATAAGAGTAGATCATCGCGCTTCAGCACTTGCTAAACTTGCCGCGCTTGGACTAACCGAGGATGAAATCGCGGCGCTCTAAATGGCAAGCTCTCAAAATGGCTGGCCAGCCTCCGACGAGCCTCGCACCATAGGAATCGAGTCCTACTTAATTCCTGGCACTAAGACAAAAATCCGTTGTAGCAAAAAAGTTGCGCCACTCCTTATCAACTTCTGCGTGGAGTTTAACGCCGAGATAGAGCCGATAGAAGGTGGAGCTCTCGACGACTGGGGGTATAACTACAGGGTTATAAGAGGGTCTAAGGATCCGGGTAATTTATCGAATCACGCGTCGGGTACAGCGGTCGATATAAACGCCCAAAAACACCCATTAGGGAAAAAAGGGACATTTACCCCAGAGCAAGAAAAGAAAATTAGATTACTGGCTAAAAAGTACGGTTTGAGGTGGGGAGGGGACTATAAAAACCGGGCGGACGAGCAACATTTCGAGGTTTGCCTCAGCCCCCTTGAGGTAAAGGAGCTTATAACTAAGCTCGGACTTGGAGAGAGTAAGGATAAATAGATGGATAGCTGGCTAATGCTCCTCGGAGGCTTTGGCGCGATGGTGTTGATACCCGCTCTACGGGCGGCTATTAAAGCCTATCGAGCGAAAAAAGGTTTCGACGAGATCGTAGTGGACGCACTCGAGGCCGGACTAGATGAGGTCGAGAAAAAGAAAAAAAAGTAAGACACACCGGAAGGGGCTCTCGCAAGGGAGCCCTTTTCTGCTACCTTAAAGGTACGGACTAGAAAGGACTAGAAAATGAAAAACCCTGTAACTATAAAAATGGACGCTCACGATTTCGAGCGTCTTAGCTCTACCATAATGGAGTGGGGCAACGACTGGACGCAACAAGTTAAAGACGGTCGATTCGAGTCGGTAGACGTGTGTTTCTTAGCCGCCGATATGAAGTGGATCTACTGGTACTCCAACCCGGTCGAATATATCCTCGCTAAAAGCTATCTTCAGAGTAACCGGATCTCATTCTTTACGACCGAGGATTTATGGTCGGGCGACTCGGTTATCCTTACCGACTACATGGTCTCGGAGGTGTCCCATGCTTGCTAGTTTCGGCTACCTAATAATCGTTTTAATGTATTCCCTTATCACCTTTACCATAGCCGTCCTGGCTTACGCGAAGGGCTACAACGAAGGCCGACACGATGGATACCGCCGGGCTCGTACCGTACACATGGCGACGACGAAGTACGTGGAGCGTGGCTAATGCTTCTCGATGTCCAGACTCTCACCGATAACTCGATTTATTGCGATTACTGTAAATACATATTCCAGCGTAAGGATAAGAGCTTCTCGTTTAACGTGCGGGTAGCCGTGGTACGCGTGGTATCTCGTGGCCGAAAAGGCGTCAGAGGCGCTCGCCATTATTGTCTAAAATGCGTGAAGGAGATTACTCACTTCGACGCCACCTATTCTCAACCGGCCTATGACTGGCCATTACTCGAGCAGCTTAAATGGGCGGAGTCCCAGGATCAGGGGGTTTTAGATGTCTAATTTTCTTGATGATTACGAGCCGGTGGACAGCCGAATAGCGAAATTCTGGGCTAAACACCCCGAAGGCTCACTCCAGACCGAGCTCATAGAGGCGAGCTCTAATCGCTTCATAGTAAAAGCGACGGCATACACCGCCGACGGCTTGATAATTGCCACGGGATACGCCGAGGAGACGATTTCGCAGAAGGGCGTAAATGCTAATTTCGCTCTACCTAATTGTGAGACGTCCGCTCTTGGTCGATGTTTAGCTAACGCTGGATTCCAGGCGAAACTCGGAAAGCGGGCAAGCCGGGAGGAAATGGAAAAGGTCGAGCGAGTAAAAGAAGCTCCGGTAGATCAGGACGTCTGGCTCGCGAAAGATGTAGAAGCGGAAACCCTAGCGAAAGCGATCGGCACGATAAAAGCCGTAATCCCGGACGCGAAGGAAATCCCCCAGTGTTTCCACGGCACAATGGAGCGTAAATCGGGCATAAGTAAGACGACGGGAAATCCATACAGCGGCTACACCTGCCCCAGTAAGAATAAATCCGACCAATGCCGACCGATATGGGATAAATAAATGGGGACTTTATACATTAACGGCGTACCGCTGGAGAGTGCTACCTACGCCGGAAATCTTGAGATGTGCGACGGCTGTAATGTAAAAAAGCCCGTCAGTAAAGGCGCCTATAGTTATCTGCCCGCTGAATCGCCAGACGCTCCCGGAGATCCTTTTATCTGGCTCTGTTACGAGTGCCACGATGGCCTTCCTCCGCGGAATTGAGGGCGTAGTAACCCCAGAGGAGCATAAAGAAGCTCTCGAAGCGGCTACGGCCGAGTATGAAAGAGCCAGGGCTAGGGGTTATTCACACGCCTATAAATCCGATCACATGAGCGCAGAGACCAAGATCAATCTTATCTACCGCGCCTATTGCGCTCAATACGCCGTCGCGAGATGGTGGGGAGTACCGGACTATCACGTCAATATAAATAGCTTTAAGTCTGAGCCCGACGTCCCGCCATTCTTCGAGGTAAGGTATGCCGTGAGCGCGCTCGCCGATTTCGCTAAATGCTGGCCAGGAGACCGAGACGGGGATCGCTTGATATTTGTCAGAGGGTGGCCAGCTCTGGAAATTGTGGGCTATATACCCGTCTCCCTTGCTAAGACCCGCTATCCTTTATACGACTGGGAGAAGCGAGGCGCTTTTCATAAGATACCGATTGGGGATCTATGGCCGCTGTAAAATCCTCCTGTACGGATTGCCGTCGCCACACCCCACACGAATTAGTAAAGACCGTGGAAATCACCTTACCCCCTGGCTTGAGTGAGTCTTATTGCCAGGTGTGCTATTCCTGGAAGGTAGTAATAACCGATGAAACTCTGGCCGATCCATTCTTCGCACCTCCACCGAAACGTAAAAAGAAAGACTCTTGACTTCGACTTGACCAGCCTTATAAGGTGGGGGGGAGTTAGAGGGGGGGCAAGAAAACTATCCCTTCTCAATAGTGTAAAACTTAACCAAACGAGAATAACTCAACTAATTCTCTCCCTCTTAATTGTGCTACCCGCACTCTCTCCCTATCAAACCTACGTCCTAAATAAAGTAGGAAAAACCCAGTTTAATTGTATAAATAAGCTCTGGAAAAAAGAGAGTAACTGGAATTATAAAAACTCTAGCCCAACCAATGACCACGGTATCCCTCAACGTCATATGAAGGGTAAAACTCAGGCAGAGATAAAAGCCTTCTTATCAGACCCTTACGCGCAGATAGACTGGGGTCTAGGATATATCGAGCATAGGTACGGCTCAGGGTGTAAGGCGTGGGACGTATGGAAGTCCAGAGCGAATAAGGATCTAGTAGGAGGGTGGTACTAAGTGGCGAGCTCTATTGGGACTAGGAAATGGAGGGAGCTTCGGCTGACCATATTGGCTAGGGATAACTACACGTGCTATATATGCGGAGACCCCGAAGCTAATCAGGTGGATCATATCCACCCACGAAGCCGTGGAGGCGATGATAGCCCGGATAACCTATCCACTATCTGTAGGCGATGTAATGCCCGGAAATCCGATCGTGTGGCCGATAAGGCCTTTTTTTTGACCGACCGGAGGA